GGATGAACCCCACCCGGTGAGCTACTCTAGAAAGGAGGCAACTTACTGATGCTCACTCATTACACAAGGTGTCCATTTGCTGATCGGATCGGTGGATTTCCTTCCACAAATCCGATCAACGGTACCCTTGTAGGATTCCCATCCACTCCGCCGGGCGTGAATTATCGCCCCTATGCTCACGACGTCATGAACCTCATATGTTCTTACGAGGTCTTGTCGCCGGAGATCGATATTGGTTTTCTGGTTAATGCCAGACCTACCAGTGTGACGGATTGCGGGAATACTGAATTCTTATATGGCTCCCTACTGGAGTCCTCTGAGGAACTTTATCAATACCTCGGTAGGATTCACACCAATGAGACCCTGACTAATGCAGCCAGGTTCTTTACTGGTAGATGGGATAGTTTTGGATCATGGAGGAACCCCGCTATTCGTGGGGAACATCCAGTGATCCATAACAATCTCTTCGGAACAGTAGAGTCGTACGATGAAGGCCCTCTGCTTCGTCGTCCTATTGACGACTATGTAGATCCTCCATCGCCGTTACAAGAATTTGTGATAAGTGAGGTGGACCCGTTTAGTTTTGTGCCGCAAACCGCGGCACCCGAGACGCCCACAGGGAATCTCGGTTCCAACGTTCAGATGTTGATGGATGCCGTTAATAGCGGCGTTTACAACATCACCGATGGCGCTTATACCTACCGATTGAGTGATTTTACTCACACTTTCGACAAGTATGGCCCCGGGTCGCTGGCTTACTACTATACGGTCCAATACGATAATGCGGGAGCTAACAAGAGATACATCAATCAGTTCGCCATTAGGCTTACGGTTGATATGTCTATTGATAGCGCAGGGTATCGTGAAAGTGGCATCTACTCTTTTAGTGAGCTTGTAAATTACTTGTTCACTTTCGAGTGGGTGTACGTTCACGCATATTGGCATACGCCAATATCTAACTCTACACCGCCTTATAACCATAACATAGATACCTTTCTCGCTGCTTATTCCGGTCATTTTCCGGATTTGCAGTCTGATTGGACTACTGTTCCCTACGGGTATCCTTATTCCGTAGAAGACAGTGGTACTGTGTCTATTGCGACAGATTATGAACGCAAGGACATAGCTACTATGATTGGTTATGATAGAACAGCTGGCCGCTTTACTAGCTTGGGAGCTAATACTTTCCCTCGCTTTGAAAGGCAGTCGGACTGGTTGGTTAAAGAGTCTCTTCCTCTTACCTTCTTTAGTTTCAAGGAGGCAATGGAGAAGCACTTCAACTTTATGAGTTCTAATCACATTGAGGCTCTTAGTGAGTTCTCGGATGTGCTTAGACCTCTCAACCTCGTGAAACTGACACGAGTTCTACCATCGTACATCAGCAAGCGTGGCGTGTTGGTGATCAAGGTTCTTGACTTGATTACTGACGCGTACCTGACCTATCGGCTTGGTATAGCGCCGACGATCTCCGATGCGGAGGACGTCGCTCGCAAAGCTAAGAAGTTTAGGCACAGGTTGTTGTCCGGAAGTGTTTACTCGTCGAGCTCGACCTTTTATGGTAAATATGAGGTTGAAATCGATGAGGATGACATACCCGGATACCCCTCTTGTACTATTGTAGTATCATCTAAAGTCCGAGCGAAACCTGTAACAGATTCGCTCATGACTGCGATGATTACCGCCGACAGTGTTGGACTTCTTCCAAAGGCGAGTACTGTTTGGGATTTAATCCCGTTCAGTTTCGTCCTGGATTGGTTCATACCTGTTGGGGAATCTGCAGACATTGTCGAGAGCCAGTTCAAGATGCTGGCTTTAGACCTCGTCTATTGTGTTCATTCCATTAAGATTGAGCACCTTTTCACTGATTATGACCAAGAGACATATCGTTTCAAGGTCATTGATCTAAGTGAAGCAGATTTGGGTGTGGCTGGATACAGGAAATTTGTGCGCTTTGTTGATTACTCAGCGCCTGTTCTTGGACCTAGCCGAATTCCCTTCCTACCCGAACCGGGTGTTCCTGATTGGTTCACCGCTGGTTCGTTGCTCTATAAGCAATTGTAGAGCAAGCTTGTTAGGGGTAGTCCACTCGCAATAATGCGAATGCCTCTAATAAGTGCCAATTAGTATGACTCGAAAGGAGCCTACAATGGCAATCACTAGAGAAGTAATCAATATCCAGGAAACGTATGCGGAAGACATCTCTGTCTACCGCCCAACCTTCTCCTCATGGGAGTTGGTGGACACCAAAGACGACGCTGGGTCCAAGGAAGCCACCTACCAGTATATGGCGGGTGACCCCGAGTATCCGGCGACTATTCGCCTTGGTGTATACGACAACGAAAAGAGTGGGCGTACTAATGTGTCCGCCAAACTCTCGACGTTCCTCAAGAAAACGGATGATGATGGCGAAGTCACGTATGAAGACTTTGTCGTCACCGTCGCCTTAAGTGGTCCTATTGGTCAAACTTTGACCGGTAGTTACCACATGGGCGCCATCCAAAATCTTGTCTTGTTCAGTGGGCTCGGCTTTGTGCCGCGTGCCACACCCGCCTTGCAGGGTTCCCCAGTTGTTGGGGACTTGACTGTCCATGACCGGTTGAAGTTCGGAGTTCCGACCTTCGATCCCGGTGATATGGACGACCCGGCCCAGGCGTAACAAGTGTCCTGGATCCCGAGGGTTGAGATTCCCTCGCACGAAGGTAGGTATTCGCGAATCCTCAGCGACCCTACCTTCGTGAACCATACACGCCAATTGCATGGTCAAAATGAATACATAATGACTATGCTATACGTGTCATGGACCTCCTTACTTGGAGACTCACCTATTGACGCTAAACCTAATAGGGTTATCAACAAGTTCTTAAATGAGCTCATTGACGACCCCTTTAAGGTCATAGCGCATTATGGTGACCTTGCGGATAAATTGATCGTTTCGATCAAAAATGATTCCGCTGGTCAGTCAGTCATTATTGACGACTTTCTTGAAGATTTCAAAGACACCCCCATCTTTAGGGAGTATCTAGATTTCTATAGAACCCATAATGTCCTCTTACTCAGATACATACTTAGCTTCCTAACCTTTGGAAAGAAAGTTTCGTATGTTGACGAGAAACTTGATGCCAGAGCCTTACGCTCATGGTACCAAGTCGAGGATCGGTTGGAGCAGTCAGCATTGCCTTCATACGTCGCGGATCTCCGGTACGTTATGCACTGGATATTCCGCAATTTTGAGGCAGGCGAGTTTCTACCTAAACATGGTAGTGGCTCGGTTGCTGAGAGAGGCGTGTGGGGCAGTGAAATGAAGAATAGCCAATTTCAAGCTGATCCAATGATAGCTTACCTTTATGGTAGACCGTCACTGGAGACGCAAGAGGTAGGTTACTCCTCACCGACTGCAGCCCCGTTTCCACTTAAGGACCGTACGAAATCAGTTGCGAGATTGATGTTCGTACCTAAGGATTGGAAGAAGACAAGGTCCATATGTATGGAACCTATCGACTTTCAATGGGCGCAACAAGGCGTCCGTCTTTGGTACGAAGATTACCTCACGGCTTGTGAACTCCGCAATCATGTGGATATCACACGCCAAGAGAATAATCAGATTGCCGCGTGGTCTGGCTCAGTTAATTCTGAGTTGGATACACTCGACCTCTCATCTGCTTCTGACAGTGTTTCTCTAGCACTTGTCAAAAGCATCTTCCCAACCAAGGTCTTAAAACACCTCCTTGGGACGAGATCTCGAATGGTACTGGTCCCTGACCAGGACGAACCTATTAAAGTGCAAAAATACGCACCCATGGGTTCTGCACTATGTTTTCCAGTGCAAAGTACCATTTACTCTGCCATCATCTTGATGGTGAGTATTGCTGAATCGTATGGAAGAGACCTATGGAAAGGGGACACCATAACTGATATTGACCTCACCAATGCGTACATGGTATGCTATGGTGGGCGAATTACCAGATGGTGGCGTCCTCACTATCATAAGTTTCTAGCATATGGCGACGATTTGATTGTAGATAATGCAATCACTTCCAACGTCATACGTGCGCTGAAGGACTTATCCTTCCAGGTCAACGAGGAGAAATCTTTCGTTGGGAATAGTGCTTACCGTGAAAGCTGCGGCAAACACTATTGCATAGGGTATGAGGTTACACCCTATCGCTTGAAGGTTAAGTGGTTCAACCAGAGGATCAGCGGAGAAGCTCTAGGCAGTGTCATTGATGCTGCCAACCTTGCAGGTGAATACGGATTTGTAAATCTCCGTAGACATCTTATAGGCTTTGCCATGTACTATGGCATTGATAGAGTTCCACAAGTGAGTGGAAAGAATCCGATACTATTCGTTAGTATGGATTCAGACCAGTCATTTGCTATCCGCTGCAGTAATCCTAGGAATCAACATCTGAAGAGGCGTAACTTCGACCTCCAAGACTATGATCCCTCAGTCCCTATTAGGGACCGGGATACCCATCTCTTGTATCAACGAGATGAGGTATCAAGTATTACTGTTGGCCCACAGAAGAGAAGGAAGTTGTCGGGGAAATATGACAACTACCATTATCTTATGTGGTGGCGCGCGCGGTACCATCGGAGGAAAGATCCCCTTGAGGGAATCCCGATGGCAGCCGATACGAAGAGTGTTCGTATCAAGCGGCGTTGGACCGCCGT